AGTTGTTTGTATTTTTGACGTTACCGTTAGTATAAATCTCAATAGCACCAGTGCCTGTTTCAATGCCATTAGAACTATGTGCTCCATAGAAATATGTGTGACTGCTACTTGCGGAGGCAATAGATCTAGCAGCGTAACAGTATTGATCTGCACGAAGAGTAAACGCTCCATTTTGAGCTACTTTAATCCGTTGAACATTGTTGGTGTTCATGTGGATCTCTTTCGAGTTAGCACTGTGATTTGATCCAAAAACTTCAATGTTTCCGCTACCGCTACCACCGCCGCTAATGTGCATCTTTGCGGTATTGCTTTGGTTAGCAACTTCGTTGTAGGTTGCATTAGAGGCACCAATCATGATGCCGTTGGTTTGAGTTTTTAGTTTAATAACGTTGTCGTAATAAAGCTCTACAGCCCCATTGCCGAGAATATTGACTCCATTTTCTCCACCTTGAGGCATGATGAAAACATCATCAGCAGCCCTTAAATGCAAATCGTCGCCATTAGAGCGAACATGGAGATCTCCAGTAAGGTTAGTAATAAAGCTGTCAGTGCCATCGTGTTTGACTTCTAAGTCATCACCAGTACCAACCAGGAGTTTGTCGTTGTCATCTAGACTAACGTCACCGTTTACGTCAATACCCGTGCTGGTTTCGACCATACTGGAAAACTCCAGTGAGCCAGCAGTACTACCGTTTTTAACAAATTGATTAGCCGACCCTGTGGTAGTAGGAAGGGTTAGCGTTTTATCCGAACCAGACGGGCTGGTGTCGGCGGGAGCCGCAAGTGATACACTCCCGTCCGAACTTCCTTTTAATTTAATGCTCATTCTGCCTCCGTAATGGAAGCCCGATATGCAGCAATAACTTCATCAGTCCAGAGGGCAGACGCAATCGCCTGCACCTCTGCTACTTCGCCGCTTACGTCGTCGCCAGGAGCAACAACGTGGCGGTGATGGTTGCGTGCCAGTTCGACACCATCCTCTTCGACCACAGTGGTGGTGCGAATTTGGATGACCTGATTAGGCAGGATTTCTTCTTTGTATTCAAGTCGTTTTGTAATAGCCATTAAGGACGTCCTCCAGACGAAATAGGTTTAGGCAGTAGTTCTATAAGCGCCAGAAAGTGCAATTCTGCCGTCAGCGTCATCCCACACTTGTGAGGGGCTTAAATGAACACGGGAACCGCCGCTGTTTGCACCAAGCAATACAATTCTAGTTTCGTTTCCGTTAACATAAGCATGGTCAACACTGTTTCCAAGGTTATATTGCCACGCAACAATCATTCCAGTATCGATATTCCCACTATCAGCCGCAGTAAACGGGAGACCATTTACAGTAGCGTAAGCATAACTGTCACTACCAGAAAGAGCACTAAGGTCGATACTAATATACACGTAAACCAGGTCACCAATTTTTGTGTATCTCCCTAGTTGGTGATTGTAAGAAGCAGAAAATCCTGTGTTGATTGTAGGCGTAAACGTGCCCTCTTCATAATCGTCAAGAGCGTTTGCAGCAGCCGTGTCGCCGTTGAAAGTAAGGCCATTATTTGTGACCCGGACCCGCTCAGCGCCGTTAGTAGCAAACTTAATTCCACCGTTTGCGGTGTGCCAAAAAAATGCGTTACTGGCTGAATCAATTCCAAACTGTAACCCGACTGAGTTTGTAAGTCCGCTAGTAATGTTTAAAGCGTCAAACGTACTAGTTCCAGATTTGTGAAGCGTAAGTCTATGGCTAGGAGAGGTAGTCCCAACACCAAGATTCCCAGAGCCATCAACTCTGATTCTCTCTGTGCCGTCATCAGAAATTTTGAAAACATTACCACCTCTCAACTCAAAACCGCCAGATCCATCAGACAAGCGTATTTGATCTGTGCTTGAGTCGATAGTCAGCGGCTTTGTTGGAGAGGTGGTTCCTATGCCAACTTGTCCAGAGCTATTAACCGTTGCGCGTGCCGTTCCACCAGTAACCAGCTTCAGTTCATTAGTTCCAGCCTGCAAACCTGTATCTGTGTCAGCGCCGGTAAACGCTGGGCTTGCATCTGAATTAGTACCGTTAATTTTTACAGTCATAGTTAAACAATAGTCCAGTTAGAGCCAGAAGGAATGGTGACAGTGACACCGCTGTTGACGGTCATAGGACCAGAGTTGATTACATGACTGCCAGAAGGAATTGAGTAGTCAGCATCAACCGTGTAGGAATGAACAACCGCCCAACGGTTAGTACCACCAGTACCTACTTCAGGGTATGAAGTTCCTCCGATTGCACCCCAAGCAGAGCCGTCGTAAATTTCAGCGGCTGTATCAGTGCTGCTAAAGCGCATGTCCCCTTGAGCTGGGCTGCTAGGACGTTGAGCAGTTGTACCAACAGGTAGCTTCAACGCACCAGTGGATGTAATATCTACACCATCTGCTGTGGTTTCAAGCTTTTTAACACTGTCGTGATAAAGGTCAACCGAACCATCAGTGTTTGCAACCAGCATCTCCTCAGACTGACCTTTTCTTAAAGCAATAGAAGGACCGTCCGCTTCGATAAAAATGCTGCCAGTACCAAGGTCTCGGATTCTGCTATGACTTCCATCGTGCAAGATTCTTAGATCGTCGCCGCTGCCAAAAACAGCAGAAACGTTATCATTAAAGTTAATGTTATTATTGTTAGTGTCAAGCACTCCACCAAGTTGAGGTGAGGTGTCTGATACAACGTCAGTACTAATTGCACCAACTTGGGTATCTACATAGTTTTTAGTAGCAGCATCTTGTGCAGCAGAGGGATTAGCAACATTTTTGATTTGATTGCTGTTTACACTAATCTGACCAGTACCATCAGGGGCAAGGCTGAGGTTAGTGTTGGTGTTAGTAGTAATAGTTCCGCCTACTTGGATATTACCACTACCATGTGGATCAATAACAATATGACCGTTAGACGTGCTGGTAATCGTTTTACCATTAACATCCAGGTCACCACCAAGCTGCGGTGTTAGATCTGACAACAGGTTAAATGCAATAGAACCTTCAGGGATGGTAACAAAACCAAGCCGTTGGTCTACTTCAAAGAACGGATCATCAGTTTGATTACCGCCAACTGTAAACTTACCATTTTGGTCAGTAACAGCAGTCCAGATTTTACCGTTGTCAAGCTCAACCTTTTGGTTAGCATCTACAGGTACACCACCATTTTCAGGCAATGCGCGGTAGTCAGTACCGCTACCTACGTACTCCATAGTATGACCACTAGAAGCGATCATTGACCTAAGGAAGAACGATACAGCAGCACCATCGCTAATTGCACCGTTAAGACCAAGGTTAGAACTACGGTTGCTAGGATCCGGTCGGCTGATAGTTACAGTCCATCCTGAACCATTAGCAGTAGCAGACAGAACTGGGTAAGTAACACTGTTAACAGTTACCAGCATGTTGCCTTGTGGACGGGTAGCAGAACCATGCCATCCGCTAGCAGCAGTAGGTGCGTCAATGTTAAACGTAGTAGAACCGCTATCCTTAGCACCATCTACCGTAGAAGTAAAGATTGCGGTAGCAGATTTACCGCTAGCAATCAGACCATAACGACCAAAATCACTTGTAGATGCGGCAAGGTTTGCTTGACCACCGTTAATACAAGTAATATGTGCGTGGTTAAAAAACGCATAACTACTGGTAGCCTGCATGTATCCATTGTTAGTAACAAAGATACCAGGTGCATCTAGACCAGTATGGGTATAACTGTCACAGACAATGGATCGCAATGGAGAGTTAGCGTGTGGTACAGAACCATCAACCAACAAACCACCACCAGTCGGCGCAGAATCAAGGTCACCCGCTCGTCCTTTGTCTTCAGTACCTGCATAGAAAGCGAGATTACTGTTGTCAATTTCAGAGTCAGAGAAGTTCGTACAGTTTGAAACATACGGTGACTTGTAGATCATCGCATTATTGTAAAATGCAACGTTCCAGCCTTGAGTAGGAGGCAGACCGTAAGTAGCGTTTTCCCACAAAGAACCAGAGGCACCACGGGTACCGCTAGCTTTCATACCAGTAAACGTTAGGTTCCTCAGGTATGTACCGCTGTTAACCTCAAACATTGTTGCGGTTTCAGTAGCAGCAGTTGGGTGTACAATACAGTTACGTACAGACTCACCAACAATAGCAACGTCACGTTTTTGGATTTGAATGGGACATGCTTCCTGGTAAACACCAGGGGCAACTACAACAATACTACCATCACCATAAGTAGCATCATTGTTAATCTGTGTAACTGCTGATTTAATAGTTTTCTTAGGGCGGCTGATACGGTGACCATCGTTGCTATCACTACCAGACGATGCGTCAACATAAACAACCTTAGGTTGGTTAGTAAAGGTACCACCAGACGTAACAGACTGCCACGATGTACCGTCCCAAATAGAAAGGGTTTTGTCGTCAGCAACATCTAGCCACACCGCACCTTTACCAATACCGGCAGTTGGGCTAGGTGTAGTATCTTGAACGTAGTTTTCAAAACGACGAATAGCAGCAAGAGAGGTAAAGACTTTATCGTCAGAACCACCGTTGTCATAATCTGCTACTTGATCCGCCAGTTTAATTTGGTCAGCATCTTTAATCTTGTCAAAGTCAACTGAGTTATCACTCAAACCGACAGTAATTTTACCGGTGCTAGGTGTGTTGTCTTGGACGTTAACACCATCTGCACCAATAATATCTACAGTCAGCGCAGAATCAATCTTAGAATCGATCCGCGCATCAATAGCTTGTGTGGTAGCAACCTGGTCGTCATCAGAATCCCAGGTCTCAGTAGAGTAGACAGTACTATCGAAATTGTTCCAATAGTAGTTCTTCAGGTAAGCATCAACATCATCGGGGATACCTTGACAGTTACTTTCCTGAATAGCATAACGAAGCTGCTCAAAGTTCTTGTTAAGGTCATCAGACCGAATGGCAGAGCCAGGGTTAAACAGCGCCCGGATGTCGTCCACCTTAGTGATACGACGGATTTTAACGTTGTCAACCGTAGGCTCACCAGGATCTGTAGGAGAACTAGGAGCTGGCGGAGCAGTCCCAGTAAACTCTACAATAGTTGGGTTGGCGTCAGTAATAC